TATCTTTAAGTGTAAGAGCCATGGTTATATTCCTTTTAAATTAGTCGAATAATTGCAGTTTGAGCGCCAAACGCAGGCATTGTTGCCAAAAACCTCTGGTTTACTGGTGACTTGTTAGCTCCAAAATCATAGACTGCAACAGCATTGCCACCGGCTGTATAGTTATAAATTAACGCACCCCTGCATGTAAATGTACAATTTTGGGCGTTAACATCTTCAAAATCTGAAATAGCCGCAGTGCCTGACTCTACTGGAGTGACATTAGTAAGAGTAAACCCTCCAGCCGAGTAACCAGTGCCGCTAATTTCATTACTGGTTGTATATGCAGTGGTGGAAGCGTTTAGGGATGCACCGCTGTCATAAAGTGCCATTTTGAAAACATCACCTGTCCCAGTAGTGAAATCATGGCCCTTAATAAGGCACTCCCTCTTAAAAGAGGTACATATATAATTACCTGTAAAGCTCAATTTATATCTCCTTTAATATCAACCATTACGGAAACTATCTGTAGCATTACGACCTTCTGCTATTAGTTTTAGTTGTGCCACAGATGCCATGTATCTTTCGTTGGTTAGCTGGACAAGATCAGCCTCACCCTTAGTGTAAGTGTACCCTTCGACCAAGCATCCATATAAAAGCGTTGTCTCAGCATGAGTACCTAACCATGTTGTGCCAGCCGTAACAATCGATTCTGGTCGGTAGAAATAATGCAATTCAGCGGTATAATTCTGATCTGGTGTCGGCCCGATTAAGTAAAATGTTGAGCTAAAGATAGAGTAGTATTTCGGCGTACCCAGTACGGTGCTGTCAGGATAAGCTTGCCGAACGAAATTAACCGGCTTAAATAAAAGATATTCATACCCACTATTGTCAATGGCTAAAGAATAAGAGGATAAGTAATCATCAGGAAGACCAAGATATGGATTACTTGCTGTGACATACCCAGTACAGTTTTTACGGAAGTCAGGCAACTGGGCATCCTTCAGGATTCGATCCTCAGCCTGCTTGACTATAATTGGAATATTGGCATCGAAATTTTCTTCATCACTTTCGATGTAGCTTAGAATTGCCGCTTTCAGTGTGTCGTAAGTCCAAGCCATCAGTCTATGCTCACCGTTATTCTACCTAAAAAAAACTCTACATCCATGTTTCCAATCCCAATAGGATTCCAAGAAAACATAGCTCTACTTTCAATCAACGATTGATCCGGCCTTGGATCATCAAGAGTCTGCTTGTCATTGGCATTAACATCGCCCAATTTCCACTGCTCATGATCAATATCAACAACATCCTTACCAACAAGCAAACCCGTTCTTATTCCATTCTCGTACTGTGGCACCAGATCATCGATCGGATACCTGAAACCCGTTCGATCACAAAAACCAAAAGCAAGTTTACGGCTCATACTCTGTGGTAATTTCCGCCGGGTCTTATGAACAAGGCTGCCTTCTCTCTGGATGAGTCAGCAGCTAAGTCCCACTGCTCATCATAAACAAGCTTTAATCCAGCCGATTTATCCTGTGCTAATTTAAGAGACAAGTAATAGGCCAAACCTGCTGTTATGGAAGGTAGGTAACGATCATCTATATCCATGGTGAGAGAGGCTGGTTTACCTGCATCCGCAATCCTTTCCATGTAATAATGGTTGAACTCATACGCCTGCGAACCATCCGGCACGGGCCATAAGTACACAGTGATCTTGTTAACCCCACGATCCAACCAGAATCTCGTTGGTCTTCCAGTTGTAAGCTTGTTTGTCTGACGGGCATAAGTGCTAATAGACATACGTTCCAAATGCAGATCAGTCTGTTGGGTCACATCTCCGGCATTAGTTCTCAATGTAGCTTCTATGATATCCAGCTTTTCACTGGATAATTCATAAGATGCCGTACTTGCTATAAGCGGGATACTGTCGTTTTTGACCTTCCATAGATTCAGTCCCTTGTTCTGCCATTCAAGCATTAACAAGTTCATGCTACGTCTAGCTGTTACATAATGGTATCCACTACGCAACTCCATTCCACACCGCTCAAACGCTTCCTCCATTATATCTGCAAGATCGAGTGTGAAGCTGTATGTCCCGCTTGTTGCCATTATGATCCGCCTTTACCAGACCCTTGTGCTTGCGAGTACTGTGGTTGCTGAGATTGACCACCCTTACCACCATAACCATTCTGAGTTGGCTGCTGCGCTCCGTTTTGCTGCTCATACAAACCGCTCAAACCACTCGGCATTGAGATATTCCCGTAGTTATCTGGATTCATTGGGTTTTGTGACATACCCATATCCGAAGTAAGCAGTGGCTGCTGCTGCCCAAACTGTGGCAGGTAATTAAACTGTGGCTGCTGACCAAACTGTGGCTGCTGACCAAACTGTGGTGCTGCCGGAAGCTGTGGCTGCTGCCTAAACTGCGGGGGCATCTGCTGTTGTGGTTGCTGCTGACCAAACTGCCTCTCCATACCTTGCAGGCCTTCAGGCACGGGCATCCGCTGCTGCGGTTGTTGCATCGGCATCAGAGCAGAGCGATCTGCTTGTTGCTGCTCATATTGCCGCTGATCAAAACGAGGTTGCTGGGGCTGCTGCGGGGGGGCCATATCCCGGTTTGGAAACCCAGCCTGTTGATTAGGCCGAAGTGTCATATCATTCCGGCGTGCGGATTGGCCCCGATCACTACCTCTACCTTGAGGTCTGGACATGTAGTATTGTCGCATTGCATCCGGCATATTAGAAAAATCCGTAGGTTGACCGTTACGCAATGGCATCGGATCAGCCTGAACTTGCGGCATCCCTATGGGTTGGGGTGCCAACCCACCACCTATTTGATTAGTGTAATTATTTTGTGCCATTAGTGTTTTCCTTTTCTCCATCCTCGGTTTACCTTCTTACTTGTTACACGTAAGTTAGAAGGCGTATTCTTTTTCGGGTTACGGTTTTTATGATCAACATCCTTTCCATCGCCCTTGTGTACTTTACCAGCTTTTTCCATCTTATACCTAGCTCGACCACGGGCAGCCCTACGGGCCTTCTCTTTCCCGGTTCCATGATATTCACGATACTCTTTTGCGTAATCTCTAGCCATGGTGTTTTTATTCTGCCTCCAGAATTGGTTTGTTTTGTCCATCACCTGTTGAGCCGATGCGAACACCAAGATACCAGAGTACCTTGCGAGGTTGCCAAAACTTGCGCTTAGATAGCATGAACAGGAAGAACTTGTCTATATGTAACCGTGCATCAGGAATATCACCAAAATATCCATTGCGATCCATTTGGCAGAGTGCATCGTGTCCAAGGGATGCCACCTTGCTTTTTCCACCCTGAAGCCAGTTTGAGAACCTATGGAAGATAGGCACAGAGGCATAGTCCCACGCATACCCTTGCCGGACTGTCATCATGCCAGTTACATCAACACGGAACCACTCAGTCTCGATGACCTTAGAGGGCCATAATTCCTGTGGCAACTGGAACATTGCTGTTTTTGCCAGTTGACCAGAATAACCATCTCGGTATTGTATGGGGCCGTTGATTAATCCACTCATTGCAATCCTTACCGCGCTGCTGTGTTTTCAAGATGACGATTTAAAGCGGCATCAATGCTGGAGAGTCGTTGGAGGATTTCTGCATAATTTTTGTTTATGAGCAGTAAAGTTTCTCGATCCCTTTCTCGGATGTTATCCATCATAAGTATAAAGGCTTCATCTTTGGCTTCATCAACTTCTTTATGTGATGCCAAACTAATGTCTGACAGTATTTTTTGAGCGTCAAATTGCTCTGCCAAGACCGTCAGACGCTCATGCTCGGCCCATTGCCATGATGCCAACCCGAAAGCAAATGCGAGTGTGGCAAACATATGCGAGACGCTAACACGCTTATCGAGATGCCAACCATGCAATAAACCTTCATTTTGGTCGTGCTTAATCATATGATCTTCCATGTACCCTTTTTCCCTTTATTATTAATTCCGAGGCAGTAGCGTGTGGTTTGTGGTGCGGTCATTATGCTGTACCCCATTTTGCTTTAAGTCGTGCGCGTTCAACTGCTATCTCTGCTGCGGTTGGTATGCCG